CTGGGTCCGGCCGTCCGGCGGCCTCGCCCTGCCCGTCGGCAGCTTGCGTCCCGCGCTCGCCACCGTCCCTTGTTTGTTTGCTATCTAACATTCTCTTACCTTGGTAACGCATTTTGTTGCGGTCTGCAAAGAAATGCAATATAGGGGTTAGGTAACGTTTTATCGGTTGCAATGACAATGTCGTTCAAACAAACATTTGCCAACGGTGCGGGCAACTGGAATCAGAGGGCATGAAATGGGATGGCGAAACCCAAACGGCAGATATCTTTCGGGTGTCGAGGTCAAAGTGGCAGCGAGCCGAAGGGGTTTGACAATCCAAGAGGCGTTGGAGTTCGCCGAGATACCCCGTCAAACCTATCGATATTGTGTTTATGGTGCGACGACAATCGACATGTCACGCATAGAAAAACTGGCGGCGGTGTTGCGGGTCTTGCCCGAGGCAATCATCGCCAACGAACGGCCATCGTGGCCGAAAATACGGAGGAATCGAGATGCTAGTCAGACCTGAAAAGAAAGTATCCCTCGACATCGAAGTGCCAGAACATCTGGCCGAGCAAACCATGGGAATTGCATCGAAGGCCAAAAGCCTAGGCTACTGTTACGATGTCGAGGGATTTGTGACCAAGGCACTCATGAAACAAAATAGAAAGATGTCGGCCGCACTCGACTCGCTAGAATCCGCCCGGTCTTCCGCCGAAGAGCAGGATCACTCTAACGCAGAAAGCGAGGCCGAGGGCGACGAAGCCCCCGGAGATTGACTTGGCAATCCGTTGCACTTTGTGCGGTGGGTACGGATGCGACCGGTGCTTAGACGGTTGGATAGAGCACGCCGCCTCGGCATGAGATAATGATTTGCGCGGCGGCGGCCTAGCGACGCATACGGTTTGGCGTCGCGATATTTTGCGCACTATGGCCGCCTCCGCATTTTCTGAGGCAAAATTGAACATTTTCGCAATCATTGCATCACTGCCACTGCCTGTTGCGCTGGCTATCGGTGGAGCTATAGGCCTTGTCATTTGGCGCGTGGCTGGCAAGAGAAAGAAAAGATATCACTCATGGATACAAAAAAAGAAATCAACAAATTGATTAACCAAATGAGAAAAAGCGATTCCGAACAGATCAAATACGATGTGGACTGATAATGGTGTCTCCAATGTCAAGGCACCGGAGAAAGATGATCGTGTTTGCCGTGTCGCCATTGGTCGCGATGTTGGTCGGTGGGTTGACCATCGTCCTAATTTCAATCGCCGCGAACGGTGGCGCATTGTTGATCTCATTTTGTCTTGGCTGCGCCGAAACTGTTTACCCAGACGCCGAGGCTCTTGGTGAGATCATGGTAGTTCTTGGCGCCCTGTCGGGATTGTCGGCGGGCGTCGCTTGTATCATCATCGGGATGGATAAATGAGATAGAATGGGCGCGGCGGCGGCCTCTTGAATCTTTTAGTGTCCTTGGCCGTCGCCGCATTTCGTAGAGATAACCAAGCGCGGGAGTTGCCAATGTTCAAGCTCGATTTCTCTCTGCCCAACGTGATGCGCGATTTCATCGGACCGAAACAAGCGAAAGAGATGATGCGTGTGATGGCTGTTGCGACGAAGGGAATCATTCTCCGGCGCACCGCAAACGGCATCGACGCGAATGGGCGTGCGTTTCTGCCCTATTCACGGGCCTATTACGTCCGCAAGGCAAAGAGCGGCCGCAACCCTCCCGACGGCAAAGGGAACTGGCTAACCTGGACAGGTCAACTTTTAAACTCAATCCAGATCGTCGCATTGACCCGCGTTGGTTTTGAGATCGCTCCAACTGGAAACCGAACAAGCGGTCCTGTACAGAGGCAAGAGGGCGGCGCTGGAACGCGCAAGTCCGGGGGCGCGACCAACGAACAAGTTGCGCTTGGACTTGAGGCGCATGGGCGTGAGTTTATGGGCGTGACGAAAAAAGAGATCGACAAGATCATTGCGGCCGGCCTGAGGTCGCTCTCGAAGGGCAATCCAAAATGAGCGAGGCTCACCCGAAGTGGATGCGGGATCATAGCAGTCGAAGCTCTGATCATAGCAGTCGAAGCTCTGATCATAGCAGTCGAAGCTCTGATCATAGCGGCCCGAGCTCCCAACGCCGCGTCGGGGTTTGCGACACTGACATCTGCGATTGGGGATGGCCAAGCGGGGCAGCGCCGCTGATCCAACTAGGGTTCGATGTCGCCGTTAGTCTAATGCGAAATTTCGACGATGAGTCACTTGCATGCATGGCGCATGAATGCGGCCTTGACCTGTCGGAGGGCGGCGACGTGCTAGAACACAGGTCAGGACGACGCGAGTCAGGCAAACAGAAGATCGCGTTCGCCGGCATTTGTCGCGGCCTCGCTGCGATCTGGATATTGGGGCAACGATATGCGGTGGCCAATGCGAATGAGTCGCCATGATTGGCGCGGAATAGAGTCTATCTACTCTCACAAGAATTGGATCTTTAGGCGTCTCGCATTTGTTTTTGACGATAGCATTGCCGAAGATGCAATCCAAACGGCTACGATTAATCTCGCGTTTCACTCGGGCGATAGGTCGCCGCGACTGCTGTGGCGAAGAGCATATCAAGCTGCACAAAACGCTATCCGCCGCAGAGACAGGGATTGCGTGCCTCTGTCGTTCGAGATTCAGTTTGACGACAACATAGATGGAAGAGTTGCCGCGTCTGCGTTTGTTGCATCGATGCCCGATGATTGCGCTGATGTCATGCTGCGCATGCTAGACGGTGCATCGTATTCAGAGGTTGCATCTGAAATGGGCAGAAGCAGCAAGTGGGTGCAAAAACGGGTCGAGAAAATTCGAGCAATGCTTGAAGATGCTGGCGGCGATCCATCCGTAAAGTTTGGCTCCAGACACCGTCGTGTGAGCGCAGATGATGTCCGGCGCTTGAGGGGCGATGGTCTGTCCTGGTCTGCTATCGGTGTTCGCCTCGGTATCGCAAAAGAGTCCGCGATGCGATTATCGCGGTCCTAGCAACCCGTCCCCGATTAGCTGTTCTGCCTCTTCATCTAATACCGGCACAAGCCGGTGTCGACAATTCCACCCGCCGCGATATGCCATCACCGGGCGAGGTTGTTTCGAGCGCCCCCAATCGTCCTGATGCTCACGTAGGATCTCCGGCGTCACGAGGCGGTCGACGAAATGCCCGCACCATTCACGCGTTAGTCTGTCGACAGGACCATGATAGAGAAAATACGAAACGCCCGCCTCCTCAGCCTGCGAGACGCGGATCAACGAGTTGAACGCCATGAGGTTCGTGGTCGATACCGTTTTGACGTAGGCGTGGATCGCATCGATGTCGCTGTAAACGCCCTCCAATAGCTCATCCCTGAATTCGGTCCCGGTTGCTAGTTGCAGACGGCGCGATATCCTAGTGACGAGATCATTCGACAGTTTCGTGATTTCAAGTTCTGCGTTTTGTCGCAATCCATCGATGCGTGTCGCTGTCGCCCGTTGTATCTCCGTTGAAATCCCAAGGCGCTCAGCGCTTGCTATGATGTCGGATTGCAATTGCGACAGCGCCGCTAACTGCTCGACAATGACGCGGCGGTATCCGTTTTGATGGATGGCGACCTGTAGTTCCGCTAGTGTAGCCTGTATTGCGGCGGCGTTTTCCGGCGTGTCTGCGATGATGCCGTCTGCTACCGACAACTCACGTAGCCTGGCACGGAAAAAGCCATTGATAGCAAATCGAATCTCGTCTATTGTCCGAGCTATTCGCCGCTCTAAATCATCAACCAATGCCATGGCTCACCCCTAATCGTCCGGCGTGATCGGCTCTACCGGAGCGTTGCCCGTGCCTGTTGTTTTGGCACCGCCGGCCGCCTCGGCTTCCGTCCGGGTGCGCTCTCCTTGAACTTCTGCCATTGCTATATTAAATTGTTCGGCCTCTTGGATTCTCTGCGTTGCCGTATCGCGATCTTCTCCAAACATGCTCATCCGCAGGTCAACGGCCGTCGCGGCACCGACCTCGATTGCTCGTGCCATTTCGTAAACGTTGACGCGATCAATTTTGGCGGCCCCGATTACAGCATCCGGAGCAACCATAGGAGCATCGCCAGAGCCAGAGTCAACGTCATCGAAAGACATTGATCCAGCAAGACCCTCTATAGAGATCCGATTGCCGTATTCGTTGTTTTCGGATTTGTTCCGGTCAATAGACTCAATCGCTTGCGCGCGCGTCTCACCGGTTAGATCCATCCTGAGATCGACAATCGAGTAAATATTGCGCTCGATCAATGGCAGCTTAGTTGACGTCACCTCGGCCGGATCGATCACTGGCGCTCGGGCGTAGGATAGCACGACGTCTAGATCGCCATTTGGATTGATGGGAGTAGAATCAATCTCTCCCATCGCGACGTGATGATCATGCACGATGATCATCCGGCGAATAAACTCTTGATATGGCTCGTGCACAATGCCACGAATATCGGCAACGATCGGATCAAGATCCGCTTTGCGGATGCGAATTGAAACGCCAGACGCCGGGCCCTGAGCACCATCGAATGCGACCTCGATGTCTACACCGTGCATTCTGCCCTCGAGCTTGGCTAGCAATTTCACCGACTCTTCAGCTTGCGGCACGTTGGCATCGGGCCGCTTGAAATTTAGAGTCCAACCCTCTGGTACGGTGAGCGCTTCCGCTGGGTTTGCCGTGACCGCCTTCGGTGCATCGCCTCCGATGCTTGACCCGCCTTGGTTTTCAAGGACTGGCGCCGGATGCAAATTAAACAACCAACCGAACTGTATATCGGTAAGCAACTCATTAAGCCTGCGATTGGTCTCAAGCATGCCGTATTTATCTAGGAAATATACGTCGTTTTCTACGTCGTATTTCACGAGGACGAACGGATAAATTGGCTCGCCTGTCAACGGGTCTCGGTATGGGATGGATGGCGAGTCATCGTCAAACGGATACGACTTTCCGCCTTGCTGTTCGTACACTAGCGAGTCGACGCCGAGAGTCTCGCGCCGCCCGTCGCCCTCTGGGATCTTTGCCCAGATCTCCCAAATGTCGTTGGACGTTGACTCTGAGCCGACGGCCACGTTGCATCGCCCCTTGTAGAGCGCCACCGTTGGAGCCATGTCGAGCGAGTATGTGAAATGCGGGTGGAGGCAAGCCATAACGTGATTCATTGAATAGGCATCGACTTTTACGCGACCGTCGACCGAGTCAAACCATGCCTTAGGCACGCACCGATTGGAGACAACGCCGAACGCATCGCAACGCTTGAGGGCCGCCCATAGTTTGGATCGCTCGACCATGTCATTGAGCGCGACGACCCGGTCGTCATCGATCGGCAACAGTACTCCGCTTTGATCTTTTAGATCCACTTGGCCGCCGTGCTTAAATGTTGAGCCGAGCTTGTGGCCATAGATATATTTCACGAGCGGAACGAAGGCGCGCTTTGCCCATACCTGCTCATAGCTGTTTGGCATTAGACTACGCAGTTTAGCAGCTAGATCTTTTTCCATTGATCCGCGCACGTAATCTGTCCGCGTCTCGACCTCCATATCGTACGTGCCGTTTGATGGGGCATATTCGCATTTGTGATCTTGCGCCGTCTTGATGACCTCGGCAATATTGATCAACCCTTCCAGTTGCAGAGATGCGCGCATTAGTTCGTGTGAGTAGCTAATCATAGGCCGCCGCCTTTCCTGACCTCGGTTCTTCGTTGCTCAAGCAGTAGGACTACCACGCCATATCGCAGGGCGTCCATTGCGTGATCTGTAAAATCGTCTTTTATGGGCAGGTCTAGCACGCCGCGCTTTTGCGAGTCCTTTGGGTAACTGTACTCATGCAAGCAATTCCACAGGCTGCGCGGGTCATTCCTCGACTTGATTGACTCCGTGAAATAGAGGCGCGGTTGACCCACGTACGGCCTGATTGCTGCTTTGGTCCTCATGACGCCGGTCGCGATGGGGCGCAACTGAGGGTGTGGAAACCGAAACGGGCAACGCAGGATTGAGCGCATGATAATCACGTCGCTCTCACCTGATCTGGCGTCGCGAGCGTCGCCAGCCGGATCGCAGACAACTTCGTCGATTCGATTTTTCCGGCTCTTGATTTGATGCGCGAGCTGTTCGCTCGTTAGATCGTAGCCTACGATCTCATCATAGATAACCATCGAATCCATTGTCGGATGCAAGACGCCGGCCGGCATTGTGCAGAAAAACAAAACGTGCGGCATTCGAAATCCAAAGTCGATCAATGCCCCAAATCTTGAGCCACGGCCAATGATGCCGTCGTCAACGACGTTTGCGTCGGTGAGGTCGTTAGCGTAGACAGCTAGGCCCGGCGTCACAAACAAACCATTGAGGTATGCATCTACAAGGGTCGCCGGTATGGTCGTCGAAAACGACTCAATCCATTCGCGAGTAACGTGTGGGTTATCCCATACCGACACGTGAATGCATCGCCTAGACCTATCATCGCGCCCCTCGAACTCGCGTTTGAGCCATTGACTATCAGGCGTGCAGACAACACCGAGGCGCGGCATTTTGCCGCCTCGGAGTCGCGCCCACATTTTTGCCATCAAGAGCTGCGGAGACATTTGCAATTCATCCGCCGAACCGGAGGCGCATGTGTAGGCCTCTACGGCCGCTAGATTTCCGGATGTCCTATAAATAAATGTCCGGTCGCCTGGTAGATATATAGCGTTGTTGCCACAACTCTCTCCAATGATCATGCGCGAAAACGCAGGGCGGAAATACTCATTGACGAAATAGTTTGTGAGCGCCTCTGTCGGCGCGGTGAATATGTGAGCGCACCCTGGGTTTTCCCATAGATTTTTTTCCTGAAAATGGAGCAAACTAACGGATTTCCCGGAGCCCTTGCCGCCTGCAAGTAACGTGATATCAGAATCCGATTCGGCAAACTCCATTTGATATGACGTGCGCCGCAACGGTTCGACAACGGGCGAAGACGGGTTAATTAACATCCATGTTTTCACGTTAGACTCTGCAAGCAGATGCTATATATATAGTCAGTCACTATCGAGTTCAAGCGCTGCAACACCATCGCGGATCCGATCGCCGAACGAATCCACCTCATCGCTTGGCGGGAATGCCTCTGGATAGGCGGCATGCAACTCAAGCGACGCCCTAATTATGTTCGCCAGAGCCGCCCGAACGCTTGGGTGTTTGCCGTTTCTTGGCCTCGATTGCGTCTCGCTTGATTTCATCCCTGACATGTTCGCCGCCCCTGCCCTCGTTTTTGCCGTCGAACTCAACGTGCACACTATAGCATTTTTTGCCATTGTGCTCGACTATGTCTGTGACCACACGCTGGAAATCATCGTCATCCTGATTTGCCTGCTTGGGTTGATCCGACATGGCGAGGTAGTTTTTCGCGAGGAAGATTTGCATTGCAACAGCCCCGCCAGCGGCGGATTTCCACATGCAACGTCGCAGATTGGCCTTTAGAATTTCACGGCCTTTTTCGATTGCGGCGTCTATTTCCGGGTGTTTTCGGCGAAGGTGCTCGAGCTGCGATGCCGTTAGATCCTGTACGGCCGCGATCTCACCGAGCGTACACCCGATGGCAGTCATGCGCCAGACTAAATTTATGTCGACATCGTCAAGACCAGGGCCGGTGCACACTCGTTTCGTTGCAAGCGCCTGATCGA